CAGTCGAATATTTGCAAAGAGTGTATTTTAAAACGGGAATGCTTTATCGCACTGATTTTGAAATAGCAAAGAAAATGGAACGTGAACAGATACTTAGAGATTATGAATTCGGCTTACATAATGGAGTTTGTCATTGTCACGGAGATAGATTGATTAACTCTCCTGAGTATTACAAAGAAACATATGGAGGTAAAGATGAATAAAGATTTAATAAAAGTTATTGATAACTTAAAGGTGAGCAGTGTGATGCATTTGACTAATCTCAAAGATTTAATGATGCACGAAGAAAAGGATGAAATTATAGAACATCTTGAAACACTAATTGCACACGCAGGCAAATTTAGAACTGTTCCCGAAATATTAGACGAATGCTGCTCAGATGTTATTGGAATTTCAGTAGAAAAGTTAAAGCAAAAGATACGCACTCGCCCAATTGCAGACGCTCGAAGCTATTACATTGCGTTGTATTATTTCGCAACTGACCACACTTGGCAGTATATCGGATCACTCTTTAACTTAGACCACGCATCTGCTATTAGCAACGCTAAAAAGTTCATTGAGTTATACGTTAACGATATGAGTTACCGAACTATTGCAGAAGAGTGTTTTGACAAATTCGAGAAATATGGCTATAATTGCAGCGAACTAAAACAACAACTAAATGGAAAACAACTACCAATCTTTATGTTCAAAAATATCATATCTCGAAGAGAGAGTGAACCAGTTGGAAAGTCAGTTGAACAACCAACAAACAAAATCGAAAGAATGTCGTTTCACTGCGCCATCACTTGAAGATGTAGCTGACTACTTTCTTGAAAGGATGCCCAATTCCAACTCGGAGGATGCGCTTCATTTCGCAGATGTATTTATTAGCCATTACACTAACACTGGATGGAAATACGGAAAGAATAAGATGAAAGACTGGAAAGCTGCGATGAGGTCGGCTTGGGATTTAAGTAAATTTGTAACAACTAAAAATCAACACAATGACACAATTGGTCGTATACAACGAGATAGCCTACAACAGTGGGTTAACGCATAACGAAAAGGCATATATAACCAGTCTCGAATCTTCGAAGATTTGTGACATAACGCTCTCCATTTTTAAACAATCCATTGCGTATGGGATAGTCCTTTATGGTATCAAGAATCTTCCCTCAGATGAGGAAACTAATCTTCTCTATGTGACTATGCAGACGCATTACCCATACTTAACCACTGGCGAAATGGCATTAGCTTTCCAACTTAATGCAGTTGGTCAAGAATGGACACGTATCGAATCATTTAATATGATGTCGGTCGCATTCTTATCAGATATCCTGAAGGCATACAATGATTTCAAGATGAAAACCAACTTAGCCATTGACAAAAAGAAAGCAAAGATTGAATTGCCATCCAACACAAGTGATCAACCAGTTGATTGGACTGATACCTTTAACGAAGACATCCGACTTTGGAGAGAAAACAAAAGAGATTTTGTATTGATGCTTGCACCAATGAAGGTTCGCACATTCTACGACAAGAAGATTATCAGAGATGAGATGTGGTCGGATGAGGATTGGAAGAAATGGCAATTTATGGCATACAAAAAGACATTAGACGCTCAATCAATCAGTGCTTACAAGGCAAAGAGATTGGACAAACTGAGTAGGCAAAAGTTCAAAGACGATTATCAATGTGAATTATCAAGGCTCATTTACTCTGATATAATGGACAGTCATATACTACAACAAAAAATAAAGGATGGGTTATGATTTATAATAAAATATTATGAAACAAACACAACATAATTTTCCTTACAAATGGACTTTGAAGGATGCAATATTTACAAAAAATAAAGGTAAAGTGTTTAGTTGTTTTGCTTGTGGAGGTGGTTCAACAATGGGCTACAAATTAGCTGGATTTGATGTATTAGGATGCAATGAGATTGATCCTAAAATGATTGAAGCATACAAAGCTAACCACAATCCAAAATATGCTTATTTAGAGCCAATACAAACCTTTAAATTAAGAACTGATTTGCCTGATGAACTTTACAATTTAGATATTTTGGATGGCTCACCGCCTTGCAGCAGTTTTAGTATGTCGGGTAATCGAGAAAATGATTGGGGGAAAGAGAAAAAATTTAAAGAGGGTCAGGCTGAACAAGTATTAGATACTTTATTTTTTGATTTTATAGATTTAGCTAAAAAATTACAACCTAAAATAATAATTGCTGAAAATGTAAAAGGATTATTATTAGGAAATGCAATTAATTATGTGAAAAAGATTTATGAAGAATTTGATAAAGCTGGATATTATTGTCAACATTGGCTTTTAGATGCTTCTAAAATGGGAGTTCCACAACGTAGAGAAAGAGTATTTTTTATATCATTAAGAAAAGATTTGGCCAAATCATTTTTATATCAACAAGATATATTTACTATTAATCCAAAATTAGAATTGAATTTTAACGAAAAAAAAATAATTTATAAGGAATTTAAAACTGTTGAATTAGGTAAAAAATTAACAGAAGAAACTATAAATTATTGGAATAATAGGAATTGTGGAGATGCAGATTTTTCCAATATTATTTTAAGAATGACTGGCAAACAAAAACAATGGAATAGAAAATTTATTTATGATGATATGATTCCATTAACAATTACAGCTGGGGGATATTTGCCTGTAAGATATGATGAGCCTTTTGAAATTTCAAATGATGAAATTAAAATGATAGGTACTTATCCAATGGATTATAATTTTTGCAAAAATAGAATTGAATATTTAGTAGGTATGTCTGTTCCTCCAGTAATGACTGCGCAAATAGCAAAACAAGTCTATGAACAATGGTTGTCAAAAATATAATTATTTTTATAAACTAACTAACTCTTTTCTAAATGATTGAATTCCACGATAAGCAAAAAGAGGCTCTCTCATATCTTGCAATAGACAACGAATGTAGGCAGTTGTTATATGGCGGAAGTGCTGGTTCAGGAAAGTCGTTTCTTGGATGCGATTGGCAAATAAAAAGGAGGTTAAAGTACCCAGGCACACGTGGACTTATTGGCCGTGCTGAACTTAAAAAGTTGCGACTATCCACACTCGCTACGTTCTTTGAACTATGCACAAAATATAATCTAATCGCAGGAAAACATTTTACGTACAATGGTCAAGACCACGTAATCAATTGGTACAATGGCTCACAGATTATCTTGATGGATTTGGCGGATATGCCATCGGATGCAGATTTTTCAAGATTTGGATCACTTGAAATCACAGACTACTTTGTTGACGAGGCGAGTGAGGTGAGCGAAAAGTGCATTAACATATTGAATTCACGTGTGCGTTACAAGCTAATCAATGACAATCCAAAAGGACTGCTCACCTGCAACCCACATAAAGGTTGGTTATATAGAGAGTTCTTTGATGCGCAAAGGAACGGAAATATCCGAAAGGATAGAAGATTCATTCAGGCTCTACCAACGGATAACCCACACATCTCACCAGTCTACATTGAGTCGCTTCAAATGCTTCCCGACATTGACCGCAAAAGACTTTTAGAAGGCGATTGGGATTATGATGAGACCAAAGATAGACTTTATGAGTACGATGATTTACTCAGATGCTTTCGACCTTCAACAACTTTGGGAGATAAATTCATCACTGCGGACATTGCACGGATGGGAGATGATAGGACAGTCATTGTGGTGTGGAATAACTTACACGCTGAAAAGTTCGTGGTATTAAAACACAAGCCAATTAACGAGGTTGTGGATACCATCAATGAGTTAATTAAAAATCAGTCCGTAAGACTTTCTAACGTACTGGTGGATGAAGATGGCATTGGTGGTGGAGTGGTTGACTTTATCAGGTGCAAAGGGTTCTTGAACGGATCAAAGGCGGTGCGTGACAATTATATGAATCTCAAAAGTGACTGCTATTTCAAGTTGGGCGAATTGATAAGTAGTAATGCAATAACATTTGAGTCAACGCACAAGGACACCATTGTCAAAGAATTGGAGATGATACGCAGGGAGAAGATTGATAGCGATGGAAAACTACGTGTGACCAATAAGGAAGACCTTAAAAAAAGACACGGAATATCTCCCGACTTTGCAGACGCTATAATGATGAGGGCATTCTACGAATTAAAAAAGAATTTTGGCAAATACGCATTTGCTTAATACATTTGAACTATGGCAGATATTACAAAATGTAAGGGTACAAATTGCCCAATGAAGCAAAATTGCTACAGATACATAGCAAAAGAAGATGAGTTCTATCAGGCTTATTTTACTGAAGTTCCTCTAAAAAATAATGAGTGCGATATGTACTGGCACGTGGTTAAAACAAAATAAAATAAAAATAAAATGAAAAAAGAAACAGCAGTAGACTTTTTGTTTTCAAAAACAAAAAAAGAATTAGAAGGTAAAAAATTAGATGAGGTTATGACTCATATGGAGTTTGTTAATGAATCTAAAAAAATGGAATTTGAACAAATATTTTTTGCATTCAAAATGGGTTTTGAATATAGAGATTCATTTGGTTGGGAAGGTCAGATTCCATTTGACCACGAAGACCACGCAAAAGCATTTACAGATTATTTTATGACTACATATAATAAGTAAAATGAAAACTGAAATCACTCAGGATGAACTTGAAAAAATCAAGGTGCTAAACCTACTTATGTGGCTTCAGGCATCCATTTACGCAGGTGATGAATGCGAAGACATCAAATGGTTCTATAATCACCAAACAAAGATGTTATTAAAGAGGCTCAATGAGTCGATTCAGCGTGAACACGGCAAGACAATCACTGCGCTTTGGGACGCAGACGGTGCAATGCTACCTGATATAACTCGCCAAATGTCCGAATTTACAGCAGTTTTGGCGGAATATGGCTACTGGATGTTACCTGAACTAACTGAATATATCCGTACACAACAAGAAACACAACCCAAATTACAAGTTAAATGAAATTTATTGAAAATAAAAAATATTATAATGGTGTAGTTTATGAATGGAATTTACCAACAGGA